ATTTTAAATCTGATTATGGTAATGTTCCAGAAGATTTTGATGAATTAATGGGTAAAGAAATTAAAATGTACAAACCTCAAGCTAAAAAATCTAACGATGATAATAAAAGACTTGCTGGAATTAAAGAAGCTAAGAAAGAAGGTTTTACACATACTAATCCAGCAAAGGTATCATAATGAAAAGAAAAAGAAAAATGAAAATGACTGCTGGAGCAGGATCAGGCGAAGGCAGAATGCAAAACTCTAAAATTACAGGTCGTATGATGAAAAAAGGTGATCTCAACAAAGATGGTAAGATGTCTTCTTATGAAAAGAAAAGAGCTATGGCAATAGCTAAAGCTATGAAGAAAAAGAAGAAGAAAAAAAAGTAAATGGCTAAACAAAAGTTTACCCACTTCGTACCTAGACCAAAGCCAAAGAAAAGACCTCGAAGACATAAAAAGAGTTTGAATAAAAGTGAAAAACGAAGTTATAAAAAATATAATAGACAAGGAAAAAGCTGATGCAAGAATTTGTTTGTCCTGATGGTACGATGTCTGTTAATGGAGTATGTAGAATGTTTATGACTCCAAATCAAAGAGAAGATTTAAAAGTAAAAGAAGAAATAAAACCTTCTACTACAGGTTTCGATTTTGATTTTGAAAAAATCGGAGCAATGAAAGAAACTGCAGATCAAATGATTTCTAATAATTTAAATTATTATGATTCTTTTGTTCAAGATAAATTAGGTATTCCCCCAGTTGTTCAAAATGTTGCTAGAATAGGAGCGACAGTAGCAACAGGTTCACTAATGCCTTTTGCAATTCCTTTTATGGCAGGAGGAGCTTTAAGAGCAGCAGATAATCGTAGAGTACAAAATATAACTATGCAAGATCCTCAAGGTACAATTAATACTCCACCAGCTAGAATAATGAATATACAACCAACAGCACAAGATATTTATAGAGGTGGAGGTGGAGATAGACCATCATCACCAGCTACAACAAGTCAAGGAGTTACGTCTGCACAACATCAGGCGTTTAGATCATAATGGCAAGAACAAGAGTTAGACCTAAAAGAAGACGAGAAACACCAATTAAAACTTCTGTTAAATCTGGTAACTTTAGACCAACTAAAAAAGGTGCAGGTATGACACGTAAAGGTGTCATGGCATATAGACGTGCTAACCCCGGTTCTAAATTACAAACTGCAGTTACAGAAAAAAAACCTACTGGTAAACGTGCAGCTAGACGTAGAAGTTATTGTGCAAGAAGTTTAGGACAATTAAAAAGAAGCTCTGCAAAGACTAGAAATGATCCAAATAGTAGAATACGACAAGCACGTAGAAGATGGAGATGCTAGTCATTATTCACTAGCCATAAACCAAACTTTTGTTATATAATATTTATTATGAACTTAAAATGGGATCTTAAAAAACAAATAGATGAAAGACGTAAGCAGCAATCTGCTAACGCTCAACTTCGTAAAAGAAGTAAAGAAAGTATAGCTCGACCTAAAGCTACAAGAAATATTACTTCTAGTGATCCAAGGTTACAAGGAATATAATAATGGCCAAAAGTCCAAAGACAACTGGAGAACATCTGGTAGCTCTTTATGGACATGTCACAGGTCTAAAGAAAGATATTAATACAATTAAAAATAATCATTTGGTGCATATGCATCAAGATATTGACAAATTGGGTGGCAAGATAGACAAAATCTATTGGGTATTATTAGCTGGAGTGGGGACTGCAGCATATTTATTATTAGAAAAATTATTATGAAGATAGTGATAAAATGTTCTACCAAATGAATAAAAAAAAGAAAATTGATGATAAAAAATTTTAAAGACATAGTTATATTATTAATAACAAGTGGTGTTTTAATTTTATTAGGTATAATTATTATTGGAGATTATTGGGTAGCCCTCGAAGAAAACAGGCCAGTCGATGAGAGTGTAATAACCTTAATGAAGATGTCAGTTACTGGATTAATAGGTGTTATTGGTGGTTACATCGGTGGTAGTAGAAGCTGAAATCGTTAAAAATATAGATGGTTCAGAGAGTATTCAAAAAATAATCAAAGCTAAATAAACACTTTTAAAATCAATATTTTTGTTTTATATATCTATTAGGATATATATGGTATGCACCAGGTGGTATAAAATGGAATGAATTTAATCAATGATTAATAGAGGAGGCTTTAGTAATATTATGAGTAAACCAGGATTATATGCAAATATCAACAAAAGAAAAAGAAAAGGTATATCAAGACCTAAATCAAAATCTACAATTTCACCAGAAGCTTATGCTAATATGAAAGCTGGATTCCCTAAGAAGAAAAAGAAAAAAACTAAAAAAAGAAAATAATAATGGCTTTAGAAGTTGAATTAGAAAAAAGAAAACTTGAATACACTAACGAAGATGGTGAAAAAGTTAGAGTTGATGTAGATCAAGAAGAAACTGAAAAAGAAGAAGAAGCTTTTGAATCAAATCACTATTCTAATTTAGCAGAAGAATTAGATGAATTTCAAGTAAGAGGAATTGGTAGAGATTTAATTAAAGCTTTTGAAGATGATAAATCTTCTAGAAAAGAATGGGAAGATCAATACGCTAAAGGTTTAAAAATGTTAGGCGTAGTTGTCGAAGATAGAAATGATCCTTTCCCGGGAGCTTCAGGTGTTCATCATCCATTAATGTCAGAAGCAGCAACTCAATTTCAAGCTAGAGCTATAGCAGAAATGTTTCCATCAGGTGGTCCTGTTAAAACTCAAATTATGGGAAGAACTTCTGATAAAAAAATAGAACAAGCACAACGTGTTCAAGATTTTATGAATTATCAAGTAACTAATCAAATTACAGATTATTTTAATGAACTAGATCAAATGTTATTTTTTCTAGCTCTATCAGGATCTGCTTTTAAAAAAATATATTTTGATAATACTCTAGATAGAATTTGTAGTAAGTTTGTACCAGCAGAAGAATTTGTAATTTCATACAATAATACTGATTTAGAAACTGCTGATAGATATACTCAAGTAATGAAGATATCTAACAATGAATTAAAAAAACATCAAATATCAGGTTTCTACAGAGATATAAATTTATCTAAAAACTCAGAAGATGGAAAAGATCAAGATACTGTAGAACAAACTATGCAAAGATTAGAAGGAATGTCACCTTCTATGGCAGATAAGATGCATACTCTTTTAGAAGTACATGCTGATTTAGATTTAGGAGAAGATGATAGCGGATTAGCTTTACCATATATTGTTACAATTGATTATGATTCAACACAAGTTTTATCTATTAGAAGAAATTGGAAAGAAGATGATACTTTAAGAAAAAAAATAACTTACTTTATTCATTATAAATATTTACCAGGTTTAGGTTTCTATGGTTTTGGTTTAATTCAATCTATAGGTGGTTTACAACATGCTTCTACTGGTGCACTAAGAGCTTTATTAGATTCAGCCGCATTTGCAAATTTAAATGGAGGCTTTAGAGCTAAAGGTGCAAGAATAGAAGGTGGTGATATTACTATTTCTCCCGGAGAATGGGTGGAGGTCGAAGCTTATGGAGATGATCTTCGTAAGTCATTTATCCCACTTCCCTTTAAAGAACCTTCACCCACATTATTACAATTGTTAGGTGTTCTAACAGAATCAGGTAGACGTTTTGCATCAATTGCTGATGCTATGGTAGGTGATTCTGCTGGATCAGGTCCAGTTGGAACAACTATAGCTATTATCGAACAAGGTAGTAAAGTATTTTCTGCTATACATAAAAGATTACATCAAGCTCAAGGTAGAGAATTCCAATTAATTTATAAATTAAATGGAGAATATTTAGATGATGAATATCCTTATGAAGTAATAGGTGAAACTAAAAAAATTAGAAGAAAAGATTTTGATTCTGCTATTAATGCTGTACCAGTAAGTGATCCTAATATATTTTCACAAGCTCAAAGAATTGCTTTAGCACAAACAGGTCTTCAATTAGCACAACAAGCACCAAGTATTATTGATACTAAAGAAGCTTATAGAAGATTTTTACAAGCTTTAAATATTCCTGATTATCAAGATTTAATTATTGAAGATGAAGATGTACCTAGACGAGATCCAGTTTCTGAAAATATGGCTTTACTAAATGGTAAACCTATAAAAGTATTTGAAGATCAAGATCATGCTGCACATATGGCAGTACACCAACAGTTTATGATGGATCCACGGTTTGGTGGTAACCCTGAAGCTAAACAAGTTTTATATCCATTAATGATGGCTCACTTAGGTCAACATATGGCATTTTTATATCAACAACAAATGCAAGCTCAAGTACCTCAAGGTGTACCTACTTCTACAGGTCAATTTAATGAAGAATTTAGAGAAGAAGAAACTAAAGAAATACCTATAGAACAAGAAAATAGAATTGCTGCAGCTGCAGCACAAGCTGCTCAACAATTAATGGGTAGTATGCCACCAAGTCCTGAACAACAAAAAATGCAAATGGAACAACAAGAGAAACAAGCTAGTTTACAATTAAAAGCAGAAGAATTAAATATTAGAAAAGCTAGATTTGCAGAAGGAGTTAAAGATAAGGAAAGACAAAACGCTAGAAAAGATGTTGAGACTAAAGCTAAATTAGTTGAGACAGCTTCTAAAGTTGCAAGACGAGAAAAATAATAATGGCAATAAAAAACGAAATAGTAAGACAAGCTAAAAAATTTTTAGAAAATAAAAATTTATCTATTAAATGTATTAAACCAAGATTATTTGCAAAAGTAAGTCAAGATATGAATAAAAATTTTGATGACTTACTAGATGTAATTAGTCAGAAAGTTACCGATGGAGAGGCTTCTACAAGCGATAAGAAAGCAGATTAAAGACTATAAAGACGATTTAGGAAAAAATTTATTATCTAAAGGTCTAGATGATATTAAAGAATTTAAACGTGTGCACGGTATGGCACAAGGTTTAGATAAATCATTAGAAATAATAAATGAAGTAGCGGATAGATACCAGAAAGGAGTAATCGAAGAAGATGATTAGTAATGAACAGTGGGCAACAGATAGTGATGTGCCTACACCAGATAAAGTACCACAACCTGTTGGTTATAGAGTTTTAATTAGACCTAGAGGTGTAATTGAAAAAACTAAAGGCGGAATTTATTTGACTGATAATTCTAAAGAAACACAATCTTATATGAATTCTGTAGGTCAAGTAATAGCTATGGGTCCAGAATGTTATTCTGATAGAAAAAGCCCATGGTGTAAAGTTGGAGATTGGGTAGTTTTCGGTCGTTATGCAGGAGCTAAAGTATCTGTACAAAAAGTCAAAATGGTGTTAATAAATGACGATGAGGTACTTGCAACCCTGGACAACCCGGAAGTAATATCTCAACAATTATAATACACGTTAGCATAAGCTAACGACAACATAGGAGAAAACTATGATCGAAGAAGAACAGAAAGAGTTAGAAGTTAAGTTAGATGATAGTCCTGCTGAAAATGAAATAGAGATTCCTAAGAATCCTATTGAAGATTTAGTAGAACAAGCTGAAGCTTCTGAAAAAGAAGAATCAACTGAAAATGAAAAGGAATTTAAAGTTGAAGAAACTAAAAAAGTTCCCTCATATTCAGATGATATGCCATATTCTGAAAAAGTTCGTAAAAGAATTGCTAAAGAAGTGGCAAAAAGAGCAGAGGCTGAACAAAAAGCTGTTGAATTAGAGCAGAGATTAGCTGAATTAGAATCAAAAACTTTTGATTTTGCTAGTAAATCACTCAAAAGCCAACATCAATCAGTGTCTACAGAGCTTAAAGCAGCAATTGAAGAAGGTAATACTGATAAACAAATAGAACTTTATGAAAAAA